ATCAGTATTATTAAGAGTTATGTTAGTAAGTTTTGGAGTTCCATCTTTATTAAAAAGAGGTTTTCCATCTTTTGTTGTAACTTGTTTCTCCCCAGATATAGCTAAAAGTCTTTGTCCTTCTTCTGTATCACGTCCAGGAGCTAATCCAGTAAAAGTTGTTTTAGATTTAGCTCTTGGATCTGCTTGCTGCTTAATCTCGATTGTTCTAAATCCTTGACGAGTTACATCACTTGACGCAAATTGAGAAGCAAACTCTTTGCCTACTAAAGTCTCTAAATCTTCAATTGAAATCTCAGTATCAGGAACAGACGCAGGATTAGCATAGGCAGATTGATTTTTAGGTTCACCGTAAAAACCACGAATTGCTGGAGGAAATCTTTTAGGGCCTTCTCCACCTGCAAAAAAGTTAGACAACTTTTTTTGATCTAACATCTTAGCTCTATCAGCAAGACTGGCTTTATACTTACCAGAAGAAACTAACTTTACAGCTTTATTAAAATCAGCTTTTTTAGCTCCGCTCTGAACTATACCATCAAAAATTAAGTTAATATTAAAACGAGGGCCTTGAGCCATTAAGAGATAATCCTATATAAATCTAAGATACGACGAATGTGAGGAGGAAAGTTTCCAGCAAGAGGATAGTTGTCACCTCGTTCACCTTCAAATGAGAAACCTTTCTTTTCTTGATCTTGTTTATAAATAAGTTTAATCATATCAAGAGTAGCTAATTGAATGTCTTGTGGAATCTCATTAGATTCATATCCAGCCCGATAATCAACTTTTACACCAGAAGGAAAAGGAGAGAAACCTGGAGGACCTGAAAGAGTTAGAGCTGGGTAACTGTTACGAATAGTCGGGTAAGTACCTCTTACTCCAACGGCACCTGTGTCGCGAGTTACTTCACCCATATCACGAGAGAAATTATACTCATTAGTAGCATTATGAACGTCAACAGCTTCTGTATCTTTATTTTTTCCATCAAAATGACACAGAAATACAGTTTCACCATCTGGTCTAAAACGATGTGTTGGAGGAGTAATAGTAGCTTCTTTATATCGAGCTTTATTAGAGAATCTTACTTCATCAATATATCCAGCAAAATTACCGCCTATCTCTACATTTGCTGTAAAAGTGTGGTTTGATTCAGTATAACTTGCATTAGTAAATAAATTACCATTTAAATGAGTATATAGTCTTTGATTTTGTGAATCAAAAGACCATGCTACGTGTGTAAAAAATCTTGGAATATAATTCGCAGTTGTTGTAACTCCTGTACCTCTTACTAAAGTAGAAGGTCCTCCAAAACGACTTTGAAAAATTGTTGTATCGTTAGCATCAAAACCAAATTCCATATAATTTGTCGCATCTGTGTTAAATCTGATAAGGTTGTTTTGAGGTGGAGTCGCTGCATCACTGCGAACAAATAATTCAACTGTAAAATCACCATCCTCGAATTCTAAGTTTTCAGGAATATCGCCTGAGACTAAATCATTTAAAGCTACTTCGAGAGAAGATTTTCCAAACTTTTTTACTCTTGAGTTAAGGTGTGCATCGTTTTTAAAAGTTAAAGAAACTGCTTGAGTGTCTTGAGTTCTTACAGGGCGTCCAATGGTAGTTGGATCTGCCAATATCACATCTTCAGTCCCGTTAAATTCAGATACTTGATATACATTAGAAAGAGGTAAACGAGAAACCATAACAGATGTTTTACCGCCATCAAAAACTTCTACATAATCATTAGCTAAAAGCTCTTGACCAATATAGTGTTCTACTACCCCAGTCGCATAAGAGATAATATTTGATAAGCGTGCGTTTTGAGTATTTGAAGAAATACTCAAGTAATCTTTTACTTGTTCTAAAGTAATATACGGATATTTACCTAAGTTTTCTTCTAATCGATCTACCATTTATTTCTCACTTATTTCTTTTTAGATTTCCAAATTGAAGTAGGGGCTTCTTCTTCAACATCTTCTTCAATAATGATAGGAGCAGAAGGTGCAGACTCATCAAGAGCTGACCAAGAAGCAACCATTGAGTGCATTTGTTCTTCGCTGTAACCATTTACTCTGCACCATTCACGTGCGGCATCAATGCTTTTAATATCACTTGGGATACTGGACATATAATTCTCCTTATAATGAAAAGGGAGGCGATGACCGCCTCCCCCTGTGTAGTTCTAAAATGTAAAACCTAAGCTTAAGCTCCGGTTTCAACAGTAACAGCGTAGCTGTACTTAGTTGCGTCAAGAGCTGCACTTGAGTTAGTCGTAAGAGCTTTAAAGTCAATACGAGTGCTCATGTACATTGCAGTGACCTGCTGACGTGGTTCGTACTCGCTCTCAATCTCGATACCGCGACGTTCTGCGATCATAAAGCCAGGCTTATAGACGAGAACACCAATATCGTTGTTTTCAGTACCAACGTTATCCAAGAACTCAGAGATTGCAATTGGAATACCGTAAACGGCGCCAACTGAACCTGTAAGGTAGGTAGCGTTAGGACCAAACTTGTCAACTGTCTGGAAGTCAGAAGTTGTTACAAGGTTGTTGTAACCTTCGATTGAGGTGATGTATACCAGGTCGTTACCAAGCTGAAGGCCATACTTGCCAAGCTTAGTGCGGGCTGCAGCGATATCTGAAGGATCAGCTTTATCGTTTGCAGAACCTGTATCCACAGTCAGGCCAGCGCCTACGTCACCTGTCAGGTTAGTAATACCTTCGATGACAGAAGCGTAACCAGTACCAGCTGAAATAGCATTGGTGGGCTGTGCTGTAAAGCCAGTCAGAGCACCAGTACCACGCAGGATTGACTTATCGATAGCACGTGCTAAACGACGAGTTGCAGCTGCACGCAAGAAGTCGAGCAGAGGAAGAACGGTATCTTCTTCTTCGTCTTTTGCGAGGTGGGTAGTTGCCATAAACTTGTGTGGAGTAAAGTCCACAGAGCTGATGGAGTTCTGATTGCTGGTTGGGACACGAGTAGCGTCAGCAATGCCAGTGGCAAATGTGCCAGAAGCAAACATTGCTACATCACCATCGGTGTCTTCATCAGCGACTGGTACGCGGAATGTTTTCGCGTCAACAGCCATACGGTTAAACATTGGAGCAACAACGAGCTGCTGTTCCATTTCCGTATAAATGTTCTGTGAGAAGTTGCTAAGGAACTGGTCAACAGAAGTAACAGCTTTCATACGAGCACCAACTTTGGTGTCGAAGATGTCACGCTTGTTAAGCAGTTTAGCAACAAGAACGGCGTTTGCCATATCTTTTTCTGAGAATTGTTCGCGACGCTGAGTCTCTTGGTAGTGCATCTTTGAGCGCTGGAGTGCAGCAATCTCATCCTGATACTTGCTCATTTGAGCTTTAAGTTCAGCGACTTGTTCGGATTCGCGTGGGGTGTAAGCGGTATTGCTATCACCTTTTACCAGCATCTGCTGGTCAGCAGCGTCTGCTTCCTTCACGATAGCTTCACCAGTTTCTTTAACTAGTTCAGCGACTTGAGGCTCAGACACGTGAGCTACAGGAGTAGCATCTTTTTTGATCTCAGATTCAGAGGACTTTTCAGTAGCTCCTGCACTTGTAAGATCGATTGTATCTACGACTTGTTCAGCCATGTTGTCGTTCTCCTTTGTAGAATGATCGTGAAGCTCGTTAGTCAGACTTTGCTTAGAAACTGTGTCTTCACTATTTTGAATTTTTTCGACTTGTGAATGTTCTTCTGTTTTCACATTAACAACATTATCACAGTCTTCGCTATCAGCGTCAACCTCTAAAAATTTAAAGATTGGAGATTGCTCTGTAGCGACGTTGGTGACTCTAAACATTTTTTCTTGATAGTTTACGAGATCACCGTGTTGAAGTTTACTTGCGTCTTCGGAAAGCAAGTTTGTGAACGGGATGGATGCCATAGGATCGCGAATTTCAAGCTCTTCCTCTTCATCATCCTTTTCAATGTCAGTGACTTCTTCCAATGATTCTGCTTTGACCTCAACTTCTTCAATTTCAGCTTTTTCTTCTGAAACTTCTTCAGATTTTACTTCGACTGCTTCTTCAACAATCTCAGTTACTTCTGATTCAGCTTCTTCGGATTTAGCCTCAATCTCGACTTCAGTTACTTCTACTTCAGCTTCTTCTGCTTTAGTTTCAATAACTTCATCTTGTTTTGAGTTGTTCATTGCTTCCTCCTCGGTTGGAGACAACGGACGTTCGTTTACAACTTCGCCCTCCTCCATACTATGAATTGGAACACCAGCCATGGTAATATCATGAGAGTGGCCTTCAACCTCTAACACAACTCCACCAACGACTTTATGAGCGTGATTTTGCATATGAGATGCGTAGGTTGTTACACCGTTTCCATTTTCATCCATTTCGACAGTATGATAATGGCCTTCGCTCATATCGGTAATTCCTGCTTTAATTTTACGCATCTTCTTGATTTCTTCGGCATCAGCCTCTTTTAAAGATTTTTTAAATTCATTGAATTCTTCGTCAGAATCAAAAGATTTACGAATTGAGAAGAGTGAGTCTTGATTGCAAGGAACTGAAACAACTGAAATTTCTAACAGTTCAACATCAGTAATCATCATAGAATCATCTTCACGATTATACTTTCCATCTTTTACACGAAATCCAACAGAAAAGCTCTTAAGAGCTCCATCTTTAATAAGAGTTTGAACACCATGATTTTTTTCAGCTGCTTCTGAAACAGCACCTTCAACATAGATTCCTTTTTTATCAACGCGAATATTGTCAACACGACCGATAGGACAGTCATGTTTATGTTGATAAAGAAGTACTGGATTACGACGATAATTTTCTACACCTTTAGCCCATGCTTCAGCAGTAACAATGTCACCAGCACGATCTTTTGAAGTAGTATTCGCATAACCAGCAATCTTTAAGGTTTTTGAACCTTTTTTGAGTGCTTTTGTTTCAAAGGAACTGTTTAAATAAAGGGTTTTATTCATTAGGTATATCCTCTATATTAGTAGATTCCTCTTGGGAGGGTCTGCCACCTTGGGTAGCGTCAGTTGCGCTCCCTGTGATGTTTTGTGGTATTCTTATGTTATCATTATTTTCCATTTTTGGAAATCTTAATCCTTCACGAGCTTCATTTGGGGTGATAATTCCCGTGTTTACAAGGGTTGAGTAATAAACTGCCTGTGTTCTATTATCAGGTTGTAAAGCAGGGACAGAAAGTCTGTCAGGACGAATCTCAACACCACCGTTAAAGAAGTGTGAAAAAGCAGAGCAAAACTGGTTTAAAAGAGGTAACACGGTATGTAAATAGAATAATTTCTGATTAGCATCAATATTTGCATTATTGCCTGACTTTAATAACACATAAGGAACACCAAGAGCTTTAGCCATATCTTGTTGAATACGTTCAATCGAATTTTCAAAGTCTAACTGATCAAAAGATTTTGTTGAAAACTCATCAATCTTCAAACCACCGTCTAAAATTGCTGGATTACGTGCTCCGTCAAAAATAGTTGTGTAAGAAGCTCTCCAAGATTCTAAAAGACGTTCTTTTACACGTTTTGAAAGAATATTCTCAGTAGTAAGAACAAAACCTGGTAGAGCGTTATTCTTAAAGAACTGACGTTGGAACTTAATCATGTAATAATAAAGCTCCATTAAATTAAGTACAGGTTTTAGTTTAGAAGTACCTCTGAAAATAGAATTTTCATTCTCAGCCATTACATGAATTATTTCATTTGGTTCAAATCTAATAGATTCTGCTTTAGAGGTTTGTTTACCACGACCAAAGCCATAAAAATCATTTGCCTGTTGATTATGAACTAAATAATTATAATGAGAAACAAAAGTACGATCATCAGGAACTACCTCAACATCATTAGCAGGTAGCAGATACAAATCAGCTCCATCATAATAGAAAAAAGCATTACCATCTAATTGAAAGTCTAAAAAAGCACGTCTAAAAAGTCTTACTCTATCTTCAAAGGGATTAGGTTTAACGTTTAGAAGTTTATTAACTTTTTTAGAAGCACCACCGTCAACAACAAAAGGTATTTCACACATAGCGTTGATAATCATATCAACCGAACGGTGAATGACTTCTATCTCACGGTATGCCTGTTCAAAATCAACAATTGTTTCAGGGGAAGCAAAAGGTTCTAATGAAGCTATTGATGGTTGGGCTGGGTTAAGCTTCAATACATTAGCTACAAATTTTCTTATGCCTCTTAAATCGTCATCTGCCATTTTTTTCCTTTTGTATATCAAGCCAATTTTTAATTTTTGGTGTCAAGTGATTTGAATATCTTTGCCCATAAATATTATGCAGTCTTTGATGATGAGACTTGCATAAAGTAAATAAATTGTGATGGTCTAAACTTTCCCTACAGTCTATAGCAAATTTCTCACGAAGGGAAGTAATTTTTTCAACACTATCAATTTCAGTAATCTTATTATGATTACACCACTCATTAAAAAGTTGACTTACTGAAAAAAGATGATGAAGTTCTAAATTTTCTATAGATCCGCATATATAACATTCATCTCGTAATTTATAATCTTTTTTAATATAATCTCTAATATACTTAATTGGAAATCTTTTTAACTCAGACATTGCTGAAGGACCTCCCAACGTAACTTATAATGCTCAGGGTCACGATTTAAGCCTACTTCACCTTCTGGTAAATTCAGAACTTTTCCTACAACTGTCTCAAGATTACTCAAATTATAATGTTTTTTGATTAGATAACTTACAACTATATCATCACCTCTTGTTAAGTTTTTATAAGTTAACAAATCATCTTTTATTGCATCAAGAGCTTCTTGTTTAACTAACATCACGGAACCAACTAAAAAATCTACACGAGCATGTTTACACCAATGATCGCGAAGATTTCTATATTTTTTAGCTTTTTCTACGCCTGATTTTCCGTAAATACCTACAAGCGGTTGATTTCTCTGCACTAATTTTCTAACTAATAGTGGAGAAGGAACTAAATCATCGTCTAGTATTAACTTATAGGGTTCTGGATAATTATAACACTGTAACCATCTCTCAATACAATATTTATTACTATCATTATTAATGACTTCAACTTTTCGAGAGCGATAGTCAAATAGTTCATGAGGATTATTATTTATAACAGTAATAGGAATAGAACGATAAAAAGCGTCACAAATTGCTTTTACATTATCAGGTCTTTTATAGTTTAAAATTATAATTCTAAGCATAAATAGTTATATTACTCATTTTTTGATGTGTGTAGATTGCATAACGTACAGCATCACAAGGGTGAGAAGCCCAATCATGAATTGGTTTTGGGTTTTCTGTGTTGGGATTCCATTTATATGCTGCCATTGCAGAAAAGGTATGTCTTGCTCCTTCAGTATCAAAATATAATCGATCTTGCTCAATAAGCACCTGAAGCGAATTAATACCATCATTAACAGACTTAATTGCATTCTCACAATAGATATCATAATCATAGGCAAAGTCAGCTTTAACTTGTTGTGCAGCAGAGTCAATATAGATAGTGTCTATTCCCCACTCATTAATTTTTTCTTGTATCTCAGCTGCAAGTTCTGAAGTAGTTGATTCTTTTGATATAAACTCATCAACAATAAAATAGTTTTCTCCGTCAGTACCAATCACAACAAATACATTTTCATCGCGATAACCAACGTCAAGTCCACCTATTACTTCTGCAAAACGTTCACCTATATAGTCACCTATATGTTTTTCTTCATCTAAATCAAGATAAATTTGAGATTCAGTAGTTGTCCATTCACATTCATACTCTTGAAGATACAAAGCTTTTGTAATAGTACGACGAGCTTCTTCAACATCTGTTTCAGAAAGAAGAGGGTTTGCTCTCCAATTATGAATTGATGATGTCCAATCAGGATATTCAGGATCTTCTCCACGTAAAAAATACTCGTATAAATAGTTACCTTTGCCGCGAGGAGTTGATATCCATAAACAGCGTGAATCAGTAAAGGTTGAAAGTGCGGGTCTTAAATCTCGTGTAAAATACTCATCGTTAGGAATAATAGCAGCTTCGTCTACTATGAGAAGATTAGCAGCACGACCAACAAGTGAATCACGATTGTTTGCAGAAAGAAGTCTAAATACTGACCCATTAATTAGTTTAACTACTTTGTCTTTTTGATTAAAACGCTCAACTTCAATATCAAGTTGTCTGATTAAATCTGTTACATAGTCCCAAATAATTGAAGAAAGAGAAAAGTTAGGAGCAACTACCATAACTTGTTGACCAGGTTCAAGTAGTTTAGCAAAAGCTAAAATAGCAGCTGCATACGATTTACCAGTACGACGAGCTGCGATATGAACGCAAAAACGTGATTGATCTAAATTCTCAACCATTGCCCATTGTGATTCATTAAACTGAACAGGAGTAGGAAGACGATCTAAAAGACGTTGGATTTTGATTTTAAAGAATTTATTGTTCATTTACCTAAAATAAGGAATTATCATTGAGAGAAGGGAAATTAGTCCAGCTGTTAGACCGCCTACCCATAACAGTGTTTTAAGAGAGGCTCTGCCTTGGGTAGCCATTTCACGAATATCAGCAACAGAAGCTTCCATCTTATCTATACGTTCTTCTAAACGATGAAACATTGTAACTATGTTTTCATACCGCTCTTCACATACCGCTTCATGAGCTGATATGTTAGCTTTATTGCTCTGAGAACGTTCATGCAATCTATCAAGTTCTGTTTGTATTTGGTCAAGCTCACGTGTATCATCCATGGTCGCCCCTTATGTCTTGATGATGTACTGTACCACTTCACTTGGTAGTGTTGTTGCTACTGAAAAACCATTTACTGATAGAGATGGGATCGATAATGCAGGAACAGATAATCCTGGAACAGACAAACCAGGTACTGAGTGTGAGTGGTTATTCACAGTCAGTGATGGTATAGAGTGTGCATGGTTATTCACAGTCAATGAAGGTATAGAATGTGAATGGTTATTAACAGTCAGTGATGGAATAGTTAGTGCTGGAACTGAGTGATTATGGTTGTTAACAGTTAATGACGGTATTGAGTGTGAATGGTTGTTAACAGTCAATGAAGGTATTGAATGTGAGTGGCTTGATCCAGCTAAGTTTCCTACGCCATGACTATGGTTGTTTACAGTTAATGAGGGTATTGAATGAGTGTGGTTTGTCTGAGTTACATTAGTAACAAGAGAAACTTGAGTCACATCTTTTGTGCCAGCAGCTAAAGTTCTATTAACAGTATAGGTAGTTAGTGTTAAATCACCTGAACCATCGGCACCTGTATTTGAAGCTGCAGTAGTTGCAGTAGAGTTTGCGGTAGAACCTGTGATGGTTACGCCACTTCCGCCAGTATTAGAAGCTACAGTAGTAGATTGTGAGTTACCAGTATTTGAAGCTACAGTAGTTGAAGTTGAGTTGCCAGTAGTAGCAGTACCTGTAACGACTGATGGAGCATTAGTTGCATTGTAGCCTACAGTTGTAGAACCAGCATTGCCAGTATTCGAAGCTGCTGTGGTAGATGTTGCATTACCTGTATTAGCAGCAACAGTAGTTGCCTGAGAGTTGCCAGATGTGCCAGTACCAGTCGTACCTGTTCCTGTAGTGCCAGTTCCAGTATTATTTGAAGCAGTTGTCACACCAGTTTTAGTAGCAGAGTTCATTACTGCAGAAGCAGCTGCTGAACCATTAGTTGCACCAAGAGCTGTGTTATTAGTTCCTTTACCGAGCGGAACTTTATCGCGAAGATCAGGAACGTTAAAAGTTGTAGAACCATCACCAGTTACAAAAGAAGTACCGATAACAGCGAATAGACGAGCATAAGTAGTACGAGAAACAGCAGAATTATCACACAGCAAATAACCAGTTGGAGCAGTAGCAGCACCATAAGCTAAAATAGTGCCAGATGGAATGATTTCAGCACCACCAGCGGTAGAACCGTCGTGGATTCGAATATTGTTTGTATCTGTATCAAGGGATAACTCGCCAACAAGTCCTGTATAAGAATTGTTTTGGGCGGAGGTTCCTCGTCTAAATTGTAGCTGTGTAGCCATCGTTTACTCCTTAAAATGTTCCTAAATCGAATGTGCCTGTAACTGATAA